TTATGTATACCAGATGATGATCAAGGCACTCTTACGGACGCAGAAAAATCTAAATTGAAAAATTCTGTTATTTGGCCTGATCCTGTAGATCCTAGCTAAAAAACCCCCTAGCCCAAACGGGGAGGGGGTGTCTAAGAAATTAGTCTAGAATTAATCCTCAGACTTCTGCTTGGCTTTACCAATATTAAGGGCCGCCCAATCAATGATAGCGTAAACTTTAGCCCAAATTGATCCTTTTTTAGGAGTAGGTGTGGCAGCAGCTATTGCTGAAGCAAGAGCTATGGCAGCCGTTACAACACCAAACCAAGGGTTGTTCTCTATTAATGAAATAATTGTATCCATGCTAATTATTACACTTAATCAGGCTGAATTATGTAATTCTTATCTTTAATTCTTTGCCAAAATTGTTTATCTGACCACTCTTGGTGAAACCTCTCTTTATTAGCCTTAAGCCAACGCTCGTGTGAGTCTTTCAATGTTTTCATTGCAAATGAAGAACTTTTCCAATCTCCAACTTTCGTATCTGTTTTTCTATCAACTTTATAAATTTTAAAAAACTGTCTAAATATTTTTAAATGTGATGACTCAATATCATGAAGCTTAGAGTATTTATCTTTTGGCGACCAATGTGGAACAGCTATTAATTTATTATCAATCTCTCCGCCATCTTCAAAACCAAGCATGCCTAATACGCGGCAACTTACTAAAGTACCTCTGTCGATTGGATCATGATTGAAAACAAGAACATCCAAAGGATCGTTGTCTAGTGCAATAGTTTGAGGTATGAAACCATAATTAATTGGATATTGCAATGATGAGACCAAACATCTTTCTAATTTAAATACATTTAAATTCTCATCATACTCATACTTTGTGTTAGTTCCTTTAGGTATCTCTATAATACAATTGACATGATCATAATCATCATGAGTTGTAGGTATATCATTTACTAAGTGCATTTTAAATTAACAAATTTAGGTGCGATTTCTTCTATTTCTTCACATAATCTAGCGATCTCAGCTCTAGACATTTGAGGCGCATTATTTTTTAACTTTGTAACCTCCCAACAAAATTTAGCATAAGTGTCATCCTGATTATATTTGTAATCAGTTTCATTATCGTAAATAAAAGTATCAAAAACTTCGTACCTTGTGGAGTCTATACATTTCTCCATGGGGTCAAACATAGAGTTACCAACAACAAATAAAAATATATCCTCCTTTTTAACTGAAATTTCTTGTTTGTCAGACATGTTATTATAACAAAGTATAATAATAAACAAGTAAGTCCAATCTTCAAATATTTTTATAGTATTCTTATCCTACTTCTTATTTTAGAAACGTGACGTTTTTTTTCTAAAACAGACCCGCCCTCACGACTGCCAGCGCCATTTGTATTACCCTCTATAGTAACTACATAGCCGCTTGAGTCTATATCCTTTACAGCTAAACCGATATGAGAAAATGTAAATACAACTATATCTCCAGCTTTAATATTTCCATTTGTTGGTTTACGAAGATCTATACCATTTGCAACCTGCTGTTTAGCCCAATTCTCAAAATCCCAAGCGCCAGCAGTTCTTGGTCTTTTAAATTTTATATCCTCGCCATCGATAGCCTCTCTAACTAACCAACAGATGAAAGCTGCACACCAAGGCCAACCTTTATCTGGGTCAAGCCAAGTAGCTGCTTTGTATTCATCTACTCTTGGCCCACAATTGCTACCATCAACCTCTGAAACTCCTATCTCATCTCTAGCTAATGAAACCATTTTTTGTGGTATATTTCCATCTGAGGTTGGGGTGTCTTTGGTAGATAATTTTGCTAAGATAGCGTTCCAAGTTACAGGCCCATCTGCACCATCAGCAGAAATACCTAATAATTTTTGTACAGCTTTTACTACTTCTTTTTTACCTTTAAAATTCATTTTAATTACATTTTCTACTAAATGAAGCACCTATAGACATAACGAAACATAAAGCTAGCAGAGTGCATATAAAATCAGAAAACCTTTCTATTTTTTTATTTAGAATCTCTGATTGCTCTTCATTGTAATACATTTTTGTATCCATGATATTATTTATGGCATCGATAGTAGGGTCAGTCATGTCATACATCCTAGGAATGGAAGCTTTAATCATTTCTATGTCGCCTTTTTCTGCCCACGCGATTAACTCATTAACATATGCACTTATTTTCTCCTCTTGGCTAAACACAAAATCAGCGTACTCTTTTTCTTTTGGGGTGATATCTTTTTTATATCCCTCTAAATACTCATCCTTATAACCGCTTTCCTCTTTTAAAGTGTCTACCATCTCTGCTGGTGTCATTGTGCCATGAGATGTTTTAATTACAGAATTAACTATTATTACACCATACCAATCAAAACACATTCCTATCTCCATAATAGAGGACTCTGATTGTCGGGCATTTTCTTTTAACGTGTTCTGTATATCTTTATTTAGTTCAAACCCTTTCAATCCGAAGAGTAAACAAATGGCAGATAAACAATAAACTATAAATTTAGGTCTCATTTCTTAATAAATTTTTCTGGATTCTTCTCGAATTTTTGCCCTAGACGAACTATACCCCCAATAACTTCAGGACTTACAACACCAATGATACCATAAGCAATAGCTTTTGTTAGAGATGATACATCAGTTTGCTCTAATACAAACCATGCAATACCTGCTGCTATAGCTGCTGTTAAAATTCTTTTAAACTGTTGTTTTGCTGATAAACCACTATCCCCAGACAGAAGTCGCGCAAACATTGCAGCGGCTCCTACTAGTGGGACAAGCCATCCTCCGTTAAGAAACTCTTTTAAAATAGACTTTTCAGGTTCCATATAACTATTACTTACACAAAAAAAGCCCTCCTTGCGGAGAGCTTTTTAAGTTTATTTAATTTCGTTATAAAAATTTTAGAAATCAAATTTTAATCCAGCACCAATAATCCACTCATCTTCAACGCTAAAAGTTGAATTATCAAAGTCGTTATTGTTGTATGATAGCTTAGCTGAAACAGAAAGCTGATCACTAATAGGATAGCTAGCTTTAACACCAGCCTCTATAGCTGTATACTCGTCTGCAAGATTTACAGTGAGGAATGGGGTTGCAACAAGATCATTGATTGGAGTACCGACAGGGCGTGAAACACCTAGCTCTACTCCAAACCAATCGTTTTCTAGCTCATGCCAAACTGCTGCTGATGCATCAAAAAGGCTGTAGCCGCATGTGAGACCAACCGCAACTTCTTCGCGATCACCGAAAACAGAATCGAGACCAGAGAAGCTTGCTTTTGCTCCAAGTTTTTGTCCTGCAATTTCAATTGGTTTGCTATAAGAAACAGAATATGATCCATCTGTATCATCATCTACATCTGCAAGCCCTAAGCCAATAGAAAAATCACCACCAGCAAGAGGAGCAGTTAGCGACAGAGAGTAATCAAATGAATCATCTCTTGTTGCTAAACCTCTATCTGTAGTGAAGTTGCTAACTGAAATGCCACCACTAACACCGATATTATCGGCTAATGTAGTCGCTTGTGTACCTGCATTGCTAAGTGCAATGCCCAATATAGTCAAAAGACTGAACAATATTTTATTCATAATCATTTAATTATGAACAAATTTTAATCTTTTTCAAGAATTATTTACTAGAACTATAAATTTGTCTTTCTAGCCTCCTAAATCTACTGTCAGAATGCCAAACTTCAGTTGTTTGTGGTGTGTAAATACCGTCAATTGTTTGTATCGCTCTCCCCTCCTCTAATCTTAGAGTAGAAGGTTGATATATGTTCAAATTCCCTACGTTCGGTGTTGAGGTAGTCTCGCAAGAGGTCAGCCCTGTCAGCACTATGGCTGTCGCCACGAATCCTAAGATTCTCAATTTCTTGCACAAGTTTTTGCTCTCTTTGCTTAAAGTCTTTATGTAACTCATAATAAAATTTTTTGTTTTTTAGTGTTAAATATAATTCTATAGATTTTAATATTGATCTTATTGAACCGAACATCTTAAGGGCAATTGTATGTTTGAGGTATAAATTTTAGTTGTGCAACTCCAGCATTTCCATGACCATCTGATAGAAATCCATTTAAATGAACTGAATCTGAATGAAAATCAATTTCTTTTTGTTCAAAAAGAAAAGTTTTACCATCATTTTTAATATTAAAAATTACAGAACCTGTAGCTGATCTGCTTTTTGACACAACTTTTAAATCTTTATTTAACAAATCCTTAACGGTTTCATTTGCTCCTACTACTCTAAAAATGACACTCATCGCATATATGTTTTAATTATTATATAATTTTACACTGTTTTTTATATTATAATATAGCAAAAGTGTAAGTATTGTTATGGCAGATGAAGGAAAAAATATAGTAGCAAAAAATTTATTGGATTTGCAGCCGACTGCAATCTTAGAATTTTTCCAGATAGCTTTAACGGACCCAAAAACAGACAAGACTCAAACCGTATTTTTCCATAATGGTAGTTTATTTGGAGATAGCATAACTTGGCAGGGTAATAAATATACTGCGATAGCTATGGAATCTGAGGGTTTTGAAATGTTAGGTGATAAAAGATTACCTAGACCTAAGATAAGGGTGGCTAATCAAGATTTTTTAATTACCGCGTTACTGCAAAATTATAATGATTTTATTAATGCTAAAGTAACAAGAAAAAAAGCTTTTGTTAAAAATATAGATGATGTGAACTTTGACGGAGGCAACCCTTGGAGTTCTGCTAACGCAGCAGCCGTAATTTCTTCAGAGGAATACGTCATAGGTAGAAAGGTTCAAGAATCAAAATTATTCGTAGAGTTTGAACTTGCATCCCCTCTCGACGTAGAATCATTTAACGTAAATGATAGAGCAATTGTAGCTAGTTATTGCTTTTGGCAATATAGAGGTCAAGGCTGTAGATATTATGGACTACCAATAGAGACTGAAGGCAGTAAACCCTTTAGGGATGCAGATGGCAATGCAGTTACGCCTGTATATAGAGGTATAAGCACTAATCAACAACATTTTTTTGATGATGTTAACGCTGAATGGAATCCTGACAGAGAGTACATAAAAGGCGATATAGTTTACTTAACAGGTGAGCCTATACCTAATATACCTAATCCTAATAATCAAATAACTAAAACAACTCCATTAATTAACACTAAAACTGTTTATGTATCTGTTGTTAATGATAATTCTGGAATACATCCTAATGAGGGTCCATCCTTTTGGCAAAAGGATGTATGTTCTAAAAATTTATCAGCATGTAGAAAAAGATTTAATTTAGATAATCAATATACTTATGTAAAAAATGAACTTGGTAGCACTGGATTCAACACAATGTCGTTTTTTGGTAATAAATTTATTGATGAAAGCGATGCAGCAAGTTCAGCTGGATTATTTACAAGCACTGGAGATATAACTGGATTTTTAACTGGGGATTTTACACTTATGATGTGGGTGAGCGGTAACGCCGCCTCAAGTCAAAAGTCAGCGATTGTAAGTACAACTCCTAGAGCAGGTTTGCTCGGTATTGGAGATGATCAATTTAAGTATTTTAATTTAAGTCGAGTAGAATCACAAGACGCTAGTAGAATAACTGATATTCAATTTACATATAGTGGAGTAAATGACACTCATCCTAATGAGACT